GGTTCACTTGCTGCAAGTAATTTAACAGGTGCATTACCTGCTATCAGTGGTGCAAACTTAACTGGTATAACAGGAACAACAATAAACAACAACGCAGATAACAGACTTATTACTGGTTCAGGAACTGCAAATACATTAGAGGGTGAATCGCTTCTAACTTTTGATAATGGTGGTTTAAATATTGCTGGAAATAGTAGTAGGGATGGTTTAAAAATAACTAACACTGGTGATCATCTCGGTGAAATTTGTGTAACTGCAAATAGAAGTTCTGCCAACTCTGCATTGATGGTTCTTAGAGGTGAATGGAATAATACTGAAGTTGCATCAATATACATATCTGCTGGTACAGATACAACAAATAAAGATGATGGTCAGATAAAATTTTATACTTCACCTGATTCTGGAACTGGCATTCAAAATAGAATGACCATTGACTCAAGTGGTCATGTCTTGCCAGGCGCTAATAATACATATGATCTAGGTTCTTCATCAACACGTTGGAGAAACATCTACACCAATGACCTTAACCTATCAAATAAAGGATCGACAAATAGTGTTGATAATACTTGGGGTGACTACACGATTCAGGAAGGTGAAAGTGATCTATTCTTGATAAATAATCGCAATGGTAAGAGGTATAAGTTCAATCTTACGGAGGTATCATAATGGCAATTTTTACTAATGGAGTTTTTCCCTCTGGTGGTGAAGCTGGTGATGGAGGTGGTGTAATACAAGTTACTCATGGTAGTAGATCAGGTCCAGTATACTATTACCGAATTGGTTCAACTACTTATATTTGTGCTTGTTATGCTGATATCACTCCTAGAAAAAATACTAATAAAATACTCATACAAGCACATTTAAATGGTCTAGCACATAGAGGTGGTAACTCTGGCGAATTTGAAGGTTGGGTTGGTTATAATGCGACTGCTCCTAATGGAACTACAGTCACAGCATTCGATCAGGCCTGTGCAAGTTGGACAAACCTTGCACCTATAACAGGATTGGGAACTTGGAATACATCTCAACATAGTTATGGATCTGAAACTGCAATTTGTTTACATAGTCCCAACACAACAAATATTTGCAGGTATTTAATTATACTTGGTAGACGTAGTGATATTTATTTTAATAATGAGTGGAATACAAATCCTGATGCTGGTGGATCTGATCAAGGTACAACACTTACACTTATGGAGGTTTCAAGTTAATGGCATCAAACAAACTAAGATATGGTAGAATAGATGCAATCAAATCTTTAAAACCAAATTGTCTTGAACGTAATATTTTTAGAACTGATGCTGAACCCATGTTTCCTGAATGGGATGAAAGTAAAGATGGAACAGCACCAACATTAGCAGAAATTGATGCTGAAGTAATACGTTTAAACACTGAGGTTTATCCACTAGATAATTTACGTTTTATAAGAGATCAATTATTGTCTGAAACAGATTGGACACAAAATCCTGATGTTCCAGAATCTACAAGGACGAAATGGGTTTCATATCGACAAGCACTAAGAGATTTACCTGCTAATACATCTGATCCATCTAACCCTACTTGGCCAACTAAACCATCATAAATAACTAAAAAATATATAATGTCTGACATTCGATTTAACAACTGGAAACATCAATCGGGCACTGGAGGTGTCACGCAGAATTCTGGTGGGAATGTGGGTATTGGATCTACACTTCCATCATCTGCTTTGGATGTTGGTGGTGATGGTAAGTTCACTGGTGTTGTAACTGCAACTTCATTTAGTGGTAGTGGTGCAAACTTAACGAGTTTACCTGCTGGTCAATTGACAGGAGCATTACCTGCTATCAGTGGTGCGAACTTAACTGGTCTCCCAGTAAGTAGTGAATGGAGTTTTGGTAGTACTGGTATTACAAGTACAAAGAATCTTGGTGTTAATACAACAACTGTTGATAATTATGAAACAGTAGGTGCTGCAAATTCATTTAGAGGTATATACATTGGTGATGGGTCTCTCATCTTTAATGCAAGATTAGATAATCCAAACGGATATTATATTGGAACAGGTCGAAACGCACTCAATGCAGGACCGATTACATTAGGTTCAACTATGACACTTGACGGTGCATGGGTTATCGTGTAGTATAGGAGAAGAATTATGTCAATTACATTACACCCAGACGGAAGAGTTACAGGAAGTAGTGCTAGTAATTTTGGTGCATCTGGACAGATTTTACAATCAATAACAAAACAGGGAACTGGTTGTTATAATATGACAAATACATCTTGGGGGACTGAATTATCCACAGATTTTCGTATCACATTATCAACTGTTCGATCAGCAAACACTAAAATATTAATTCTTTTTTCTTCAAAGATGAGGCATGCTGCTCACGCTCAAAATATAACAAAACAATATAGACCTGCTTATTCAACAAATGGTGGGGCTAGTTTTACAAATTTAAATTCACATTCTGTTTACATAGGAAGTAATTTGGGAGATGACCACACACCTTATTATGCTACAAATGCAATCAATATGGGTCAGGAGGGTGCAACATTTTCAGATGGAGTTATATTTACACCATTGGCAAAAACAAGTGACTCATCGTATGGTTTTCAACTTGGTGGTTGTGCATTAGGTTCAACAACAACATTTACTGTTATGGAGATCGCAGTTTAACTTATAAATAAGATTATGAAATACGACATTCCAACAGCATTACAATCATTAAAACCAGGAGCAGAGTGGTCTCTTATTGGTGAAGATTACTCTGGTCTTACTTGGTTAGATACAAAACAAACACAACCAACAGAAACAGAAATTAATAGTAAGATTTCTGAACTTGATAATGCAGAGGCAATGAGATTATTGCGTGAAGAGAGGAATCGTAGAATCGCAGTGACAGATTGGAGAGCAGGTTCTGATTTAAAATTAGCATCTGCTTGGAGCACCTATCGTCAGGCACTTCGTGATTTACCTGCAAGTGCGTCACCAAAGTTAAATTCTGAATACGAATTAGATTTAACTTCTGTAACTTGGCCAACTGAACCTTCATAACTATGGCATCAGAATTAAGAGTAGATAGAATAATTCCAGTAGATGGTGTTGCCTCTGACTCAGGGGCTAATAGATATGGAGGTGGCATAATACAAATCCTTCAACACACCGATTCAAATGCATATTCTACAAGTTCGACATCATATCAGCAGGGACCACAAACACCAACTTTTTCTTTAAAGAAATCCACTAGTAAAGTAAGAGTGACAGCAAATTACATGATATATGCAGATGCCAGATCAAGTGGATATCTAACTTGTCGTTGTGCTCTTTATAGAGGTAGTGTTGCAAGTGGTACACGAATTACACAAGGAGCACAACCAATCATGTATGAAAGTGGTGGAGGTGTGGAATATTACAGAGCGTTTTGTACTTTATCCTTTCTAGACGCACCTGGTGGTAATACCACTTACTCTTTAGCATTTTTGAAAAATAATAGTGATGGATCTAATCCTTCCATTCTTGGAACTCAAATGCAAACAGTAATTACATTAGAGGAGATATCAGCATAATGTCAGAATTAAGAACCAATCGAATCGTTCCAAGAGATGGACTTCCTTCTGGTAGTGCAGGTGGTATCATACAGGTAAAACAAACAACAGTAACAAGTTCACAAACTTTTTCAGTTGCTGTTGGTGGTACTTCTTCAGATGTTATTAGTGTTTCTATAACACCCACAAGATCTGATAATAAAATTTTAGTGATGGTTAGTTTAAATGTAGGTTGTCAGTTAGATGAGGGTGTTTATATGACCTTATTTAAAGGTGGTTCTGCTATAACAACTGCTACTGGTGATGCTGATGGAAGCAGACAGAGAGTGACTTCTGGTTCTTTTATTTACAATACAAATAGAACAACAGAATTAAACAAAACATTTTTAGATTCACCAGCAACTACAAGTGCTATTACTTACTCTTGTAGAATTGGGGGTAGTTATAATGGTACAACAAATTATTATTTGAATCGTGATCATAATAATGATAATAATAATAGAAGAGGTAGAGGTATGAGCACTATCACTGTGATGGAAGTATCAGGCTAAATAACTAAAAGGATATACTAAAAGAATGAGTACCCTTAGAATTCATGGTATTGAGGCAAAGTCAGATCCTACTAGTGCATCA